CAAAACTCTTATACTACAGTTAATGCTAATAGTGCAAACTGGCAAAACTCTTATACTACAGTTAATGCTAATAGTGCAAACTGGCAAACAGTATCTAATAAATTGGCATTATCAGGAGGAAATCTTACAGGTGTCTTATCATCCAATTCTAATGCAACATTTGTAAATATATCTGCCACTAATTATACCGGGGTCACCCCTACAATGGTTGGATTGGGAAATGTTAATAATATCTCTGATATTAATAAACCAGTATCAAATGCCCAACAACTTGCATTAAATCTAAAATTAGATACTGCGGTATTCAATTCCTTGTCAACTAACTGGCAGAATACATATAACACAGTTAATATTAATAATGCCAACTGGACAAGTGCTTCCTCTACTGTTAACGCACTATCTGCAAACTGGCAAAACTCTTATACTACAGTTAATGCTAATAGTGCAAACTGGCAAAACTCTTATACTACAGTTAATGCTAATAGTGCAAACTGGCAAACAGTATCTAATAAATTGGCATTATCAGGAGGAAATATCACAGGGCAATTATCATCCAATTCCAATGCTATATTTGTTGGATTGTCCACTTCTGGCAAAATGACTTCCTCAGGTCAAGGGGTATTAAGTGCATTAGGAGCAAATGATATAATAACTAGGGATGCAATGAATTTGTATCGGGTTAGTGGGCCTTATGTTAATAGACATGATATATTTGTGCCTAATATGACTGGTGCTAATGGTGGCGGGGGAAGTTATGGGGCAAGAGCACCAGGATTTGAAATTTGGACCAGTTCATCTATAGGTAGTTATTCATCCATAGGAACGGGGGCATGGTATACATTAGGGGCATTAAATTCACCATTTAAAACTTGTGATTGGACTAGAACTATCTTTATGGATACTATTTTAAATCCAGTGGCAACTGGAGATGCCACTGGAACTAGATTATTTTGCGGGTTGGGCCGACCGCTCAATGCCTCTCAGTATGCCACTTTGCAATATGGCGGGATTGGGTTCTTGATAAATCCAATTAACACAACTACATATAATATTAGATTAATGACGGGGACAGGTCAATTTGCCAACCACGCTATTACGGGGGCAACAAACACCTCTCCTATATCCTGCACTTGTTCTAATCATGGTTATGTTACAGGAAATTATGTGGATATTATCGGTGTCGGGGGAAACACTGCCACTAATAATATATGGATTATTACTAAGTTAGATAATAATACATTTAGTCTCAATTCCTCTACAGGAAACGGGGCATACACTTCTGGGGGATATGTTAATCAAACATCTCCAGTATTATCCACAGGCACGTTAGGAAACATGATCAGAGTAATGATTAAAGCATCTGGGGGAACCGCATACCTATATCTTAACGATCTACTTACTGGTAGTCTATCAGGATGTCCAACCATTGCAGAAACAGCATCGGTTATAACTCTTGGTATGGACAATTTATCTTCTACTGGGTCTATAGATACTGTAATAAATTCGATAACTATACAATCAATATAATTTTATGACACTGGACCAAATTCAAAATGATATACAATATCAGTTATTTACAATCTCAAAGTTGAGACTCCGTAGAAAATTGAGAGAACTGGGGGCAGAAGAATTATTAAATTCTATGCTTAATAGCGATCCCAAGATTTTGAATGACTGGAATGATGCACAATTTTTAACTAGTGTAGATGATTTATTGGTGTCGGCTATTCCATTATTTGTTCAAGCCACAGGAATGTCAGAGGAAGATTTAATGAATATGTTATGGGAGTGTAGAGAATAATATGGGACTTGGCCTAAAAAAGAATAATAAGTTTTATCAAGGATTTTTTAAACCTAATAATAGAGAGAAGTATATTGGAAAAGAATTGCCAATATATCGTTCTGGATTAGAATTAAAGTTTTTTAAATTCTTAGATAATAATGAAAAGGTATTAAGGTGGTCTTCAGAACCCTTTGCAATTCCTTATTTCGATACTGTGGAAAAAAGATCGAGAAAATACTATATCGATAATTTTGTGGAAATCCAAGAAGGAACAATAGTTAAGAAATATCTAGTAGAAATAAAACCACATAAACAAACCATTGAGCCAAAGGCCACTAAAGGTAAAAAAAAGAGTTCTCTGCTTTATGAACAATTAATGTGGATCAATAATTCTAATGATAAATGGCCAGCCGCAAGAAAATTTGCAAAAGAACATGATATGGAGTTTATTATTATAACTGATAAGGATTTAGGTTGATTTATCAATAATATAACTAAATATACTTATGAGTTTACTTAAATTGGATGATCCAAATTTCAAAGAATACCCTGGAATTTACATTATAAAAAATCTAATAACTGGAAAAGAATATATTGGAGAGAGTCTAAATATAAAGCGAAGGATGGCAGTTCATAAAAACGCAAAATCAAATCAGCTAATACACCGATCAATTTTAAAAAATGGAATAGATTCTTTCCAAGTGTATTGTGAGTATTTTCCCGCCTCGACCAAAGAACAATTACAATCCATGGAAGAGGATATGATAGCCATGTATGATACTATAACACCAAATGGTTATAATATTTGTATTAATGGGTGGAGAAATAAATGCTTATTGTATCTAAAAAAACCTAAAACGGCTCAACATAAATTGAATATTTCCAATGGCAAACGAGGAAAGCCATTGTCTGAAGAGCATAAAGCCTCATTATCGATCTCCCATACCGGAAAAATATTTTCGGAACAACACAAGTTAAATATGTCAAAGAGTGCTAAGGGGAAAACATTTTCGGAACCAACTATAGAAAAATTAAGACATAATTATCCTAATAAAAAATCGGTAATCCAAATGACTATGGAGGGAGAAATAATAAAGGAATATTTTTTCATAAGAGAAGCAGAAAGAATGACGGGAGTTAGTAATACCAAGATAACCGAAGTCTGTAAAGGCAAAAGACGTAAGGCAGGCAACTATAAATGGAGATATAACTAAATATTTATATGGCACTAAAATTAAAATTAATGTATAATGATCCCGATCATTTTGATGAGTTGGAAGTTATAGAAGAACAATCAACTCTCGGAACGGGAAGTTCCCTTTATGTTAAAGGACCATATTTAGGATCGGAACTTAATAAAAATGGTCGAGAATATCCAGAACATGAATTAGATAGAGAAATTGGGCGATATTTAAATGAAATGGTTCGTACTAAAAGAGCTATGGGCGAACTCAATCACTCTAGCACGGCGGAAGTTAATCCTGAAAGAGCGTGTCATTTAGTTACTGAGCTAGTTAAAAATGGTAAAGCTTGGATAGGAAAATCTAAGATTTTATCCGGGGAAGGAATGACTTGTGGAAATATAGTAAAGGGACTCATCAATAACGGAGTAGCCTTGGGTATGAGTACCAGAAGTTTGGGATCGTTGCGTGAAGCGAGTGGCCATAAGATTGTAGAAAATATGTATTTGGTTGCTATTGATTGTGTAGCTGATCCAAGTTATCCAACAGCATTTGTAGATGGTATATTAGAATCAAAATCTTGGAATGTTGTAGGGGAAGGAAAATATGAAGAATTATATGAGGATTTTGAAAAGAAAATCTCCAAATTGCCCAAACATGACGTAGATAAGTTCTTAAGAGAGCAAATTGTGCGTTTTATTAACAGTTTATCTTAAATAAGAATATGCCACTCAAAAAAGGAAAATCTAAAAAAGTCATTTCCCAGAATATTGCAACAGAAGTAAAAGCGGGAAAACCTCAGAAGCAAGCAGTTGCTATTGCGTTCTCAAAGGCTGGAAAATCTAAAAAGAAAACTCCTTCTAAAAATGAAGAAGATGAGCAATCTATGACCAAACAATTCAAAGAAAAGGGAAAGGCAGAATTTAAAGGGCCAGTAGTCAAGGATCGCAAAAAGTTCGCTCCTAAAACTAAGGTAGAACCTGCTAAAAAAGGCAAAGGTTCTTATAATAGAAAAGATAAGTTTATGGAGAATACTGCCATTGAAAATTTTATAGAAGCCATTTTAGCAAAAAACTATAGCGATGCGAATAAATATATTAAGCAAGCGGTAGAAGCTAAAATTCAATGTAAAATTGAAGAAGAAATTTCAACCCCTCTATTCCAATAATATGAAGAACAATCTTAAAAATCTATTCACTGAAGAAATCCAAAAGGTATTAACTGAGGAAACTTTAACTGCTATCGAGGAAGCATTCAAAGCCAAAGTTGAACTGGGAGTAGAGGCCGCATTACTTGAACAGGATGAGATGTATGCTCAAAAGCTACAACTTTTAGTTGATACTCTTGATAAGGATCGAGCTAAGAAAATGTTGAAAGTTGTGGAGGCAGTCGATAAAAATAATGCATCCAAGCTTGTAAATATCGTTAAGCTTTACACCAGAAATATTAACAAATCTGCCAAGGCTTTTAAAAAGACTTTAACTGAAGCCATTAGTAACTTTTTAGATGAAGAATATTTGGCTACGGTTTTTGATCAAAAAGAATTTGCTCAAGCGGTCAAAAATAAGACTGCTTATGCTGTACTGGAAAATATGAGAAAGGTTCTTGCCGTTGATTCCGCTTTAATGAATGAATCGATTCAAGATGCAGTAGTTGATGGAAAAACTCAATTGACTAAACTTCAAAAGGAAAATTCCGAACTAAAGAAACAATTCAAAGCACTTTACGAGGCGAATAAACAAACCGAAGTTGCAATGTTCCTTGAAACTAAAACTTCAAAACTTCCAGAAGCTAAAAAGAACTTCCTCCGCAAAGCTCTTGGAGATAAATCTCTACAATTTATTCAAGAAAACTTTGACTACACTCTTCGTCTCTTTGAAAAACAAGAGACTTCCAAACTGAAAACTCTAAAAGAAGAAGCTCTTCAAAATAGAGAAACCAAGCCTGATGTTGTTCCAATTCAAAAAGTTGTAGAAGAATCAGTAAATAATAATGAACTTCAAAACGAATACCTCTCTGTCCTTTCCAAAGGCAAGGGTATGAAGTAAGAATCTCACCAAGAACTATGAAGCTCGCAAGGGCTTGAATCAAATATAGAAAGAAAATATATCATATGAAAATTCCTCAAAATATTGACCCTAAAGATGTCAACCAAGTTGTTGCTAAGTGGAAAAATGTTCTAGACTACACATCGAAAGATGTTCGTGAGATCCAGAATGAACACGATTATCGTAACACTGCCATCCTTATGGAAAATCAAGAGAGATGGTGTATCCAAGAAGCCGGAAATAGTTCTGGTGGTATCTTTGGCGCAACTACTGCTGCTGGTTCAGGCCCGCAGGCTATGGCAGTTGGTGACAATTATGCTGCTAATGATTCCCGTCTTCCTAAGATCTTGATCCCTATGATTCGTAGAACTTTCCCTGAACTTATCTCTAACGAGATTTGTGGTGTGCAACCTATGGGGGGACCTGTTGGACTAGCTTTCGCTTTGCGTTATGCTTATCAATCAGATTTCCTCTCAGATACAGACATGATTGGTAAAACTGGTAACTCCGGTGGTACTAATCCTGGTCTTGGCTATACTGGTAATACTGGATTACCTAATTCTAATGAACTCGGATATCAATTACTTGATACTCGTTTCACTGGTATTAGCTCTGGTGCTCTATCCGGTAATGCTTCTGGTTGGCTTTTCGCAGATCAAGATCGTGGGGTAGCTCAACTTCTAGAAAATTATGAGAATACCGGAAGGATTCCTCAGATTGAAATGAAGTTCGAGAAGACCTCAGTAGAGGCAGGAACCCGTAGATTAGCAACTCGCTGGTCCATTGAACTAGAGCAAGACATCAAGAATATGCAAAACATAGACATTGATGGCGAACTCACAAATGCAATGAGCTACGAGCTACAAGCAGAGATCGACCGTGAGGTTGTTATGCGTATGCTACAGTCTGCGTTCAATGCTGGTTATGGGGCTGGATTCTCCTTCTGGAGTCCTGTTAGTGCAGATGGTCGCTGGACCGCTGAACGTAACTTGACCTTCTACCAAAAACTTATTATCGAGGCTGGCCGTATGGCTGCGAGAAATCGCAGAGGTGCTGCTAACTTCCTGATTGCCACACCTCGCGTGTGCTCCATTCTGGAAATGCTACCCGACTTTAAGATTTATGAAATCAATGGCACAGTTTCGACTGCTGGTGTTGGTATCAGCAAAGTAGGAACCGTGGGAGGCCGCTTTACGGTCTATCGTGATACAAGAACTGAAGTTCAGAATACTACCTACTATGCAAATAATCAATACACCCCCGCTCGCGTGGACCCAATTGAATATTGCCTAATGGGTTATAAAGGTTCTGAATACTATGATACTGGTATCATTTACTGTCCATATATCCCGATCATGGTGCAACGTGCCATTGATCCTATCAACTTCACTCCTAGAGTGGGTCTGATGACGAGATATGGTATTGTAAATAATATCTTTGGTGCTAATCTTTATTATCATCTAATTATCGTAAAAGGTCTTGGGGTTGCCTTTACCCCTGGTTCTGTTAGTGTATATCTCTAACAGCTTCTAAGTAACGCAGTTACAACAAATCGAAAAAATGGGAGTGCCGAAGACCTCCCATTTTTTACGCCCTAAAATAAATGGTTGACATCTTTGGTGCATGTGGTAAATAAGTATATGACCGATAAGCAAATCAAAGAAAAAATACAGACCATGGCAGACGAGAAGTATAAAGGTTCCTATAGACATCTTAGACCAAAACTACTTAAACAGTTAATAACTAAAGAAGGAGTAGATCGAATATATAAAAAAATAGATTCTTCTTTACATACTCCATACTCATTGGCGACATTTTGTTTTATGAATGATATTTTAGAACCTCCTAAATGTCCCTGTGGAAACAATACAAGATTTAACACTACAACTAAACAATTTTTACAATATTGTTCTAATAAATGTAAATGGGATAATAATAGTAAAATTCAAGAAGCAAAACAAAACACTTGTCTGAAAAAGTATGGTTCCAAAAATGTTCTTGCCAGCGAATATGGGAAAGCCAAAATATTAGAGACTAATATGCAAAAATATGGAGTTGCGAACTATACACAAACTGAAGAGTATAAACAAAGTGTGGAGGGGCGAACTTCATCACCTGAAACTATTGAAAAAATTAAACGATCTCATAGAACACTCTTTTACGATTCACTGTCAACCAGACATCCAAACTTTATACCTTTATTTTCTTTAGAGGATTATATAGGAGTTAAAGGATATATAGAATACAAATGGATATGTAAAACTTGTAAAAATGAGTTTATGTCTTCAATTGATAATGGAAGTTCTCCCGTATGTCCAACTTGTACGCCAGTAGGAACAAAACATGAACTGGTTATTCGCAATTTCTTAGATTCTAAAGGAATTCAATATGAATACAATTATCGAAAAATATTACCATCTAAAAAAGAAATTGATGTATATATACCTTCTTTAAAATTAGGAATAGAAATATGTGGACTGTGGTGGCATTCCACTGTCGTTCCGTCTTATGGAAAATTGGATCATCTTGCTAAACATATTGAATGTGAACAAGAAGGAATTAGATTAATAACTATATTTGACGATGAATTTTACCAAAAGAAAAAAATAGTATTAAAACGAATAGCCTCAAATATTGGGGCAGTAAAACGAAAAATATTTGCTCGTAAATGTAAAATTGTCGAGATTTCTCCTAATATATGCAAATCATTCTTAAACAAGTATCATATTCAAGGATATATTGGCGGAAAATATAGATATGGATTAACTTATAGAAATAAATTAGTAGCGTTAATGACTTTTAATAAGGGTAGAATGGCTACAGGAAATACTAGTAAAGAGGATATATATGAATTAGGAAGGTATTGCACGATAGCAAACTTTTCTATAGTTGGAGGAGCGGGAAAGTTATTTCAACATTTTATAAAAACTGTCAATCCCAAGGAAATATTTTCATATTGCGATAAAAGATGGAATACTGGAAAAGTATATGGTCAAATAGGAATGAAATTTGTAAAGGATACCCCCATAAATTATTACTATACAAAAGATTTCAAATCCAAATTGCATAGGGTTCGATTTCAAAAGTCAAAATTAACTAATTTTCCATCTTACGATAATGCCTTGACAGAGGAGGAAATAATGAAAAAAGAAAAATATTTTCGTATTTATGACTGTGGATCAAAGCTTTATATTTGGAATTGTGGGCCAATTCGCTAAATACTAATATGGCATACATATTCAATACCACTCTTCTTTCTGCTATACTTTGTGGAAATCCTCCGCCCACAAACACATCGCTATCTGCAAATGGAATAACTTTAACTTCGTTGGGTTCTGCTTATAAAGGAGTATCCTTTCAATCTACCAGTGCATTACTTTTGACCTCAACGCAAGTCACTATCGATAACACTGTGCTACAAGTAGATTGGTCATATGCAGGATCAACATTTGCTCTGGTAAATCTTCCAGTCAATAATGTTCAATTTTATTCCATATTTCCGATTTCTAATTATGCTACTTTATCTGCAAGTGCAACTTTAACTCTCGCCACTTCATCTCTATCGACCTCAACTGATGTATTTGATCCTGAAAGGCGCAGAAAGTGGCTCTATGGTTACGTTTAATTTTTATGGTGTTGTTTCATATTCAAAAAATCCTAAGATTCATTTCTTAGGATTTTTTGTTGACTATTTTCCAACAGGGTTAAATACTATGAGAAATGTTCATCAGAGGATCAGGATCGGGCCAAGAGTATAAAAGAGTAGATACTTCTCTTTATAGAGGAATCGTGGTCAAGAATAATGATCCACTACGACTTGATAGAGTTAAGGTATTTGTTCCCGAATTAACCAATCAATCATATGATGACTGGTTTGAAAAATTTGAAAATTTTAATATTCGAGGAATAGGAACAAATTGTAATCCCAAAACAGATTCCGAAAGAAAAACCAATGGAGATTGGGAAGATTCCAAACTATTTGAAGAAGTCTGTAAAATAATTCCATGGGCAGAACCATGTCACCCCATTATAGGAGAAACGGGGACATTTAGATATTTCAAAGATGGTGAAATTTCCACAATATCAGATTGTAATTATGAAGAGGGATTTCAGACTAATGACACTGATCCCCCAACAATTCAGTCGGGATCATTCTCGCCAGCATATCTTTACGAAAATATAGAAACTACATTGGGAGATGCATTTTCTCAACCATTGCAAAATTTTTCAGTTAAGTGTAATCCATATGCCTTCTCTTATAGATCTTCAAAATTTGTGAATAAATCAAAAGGAATATTTGGCATTCCCGAAGTCGGAAGTAATGTTTGGATTATGCATTATGAAGGAGATTTAAACTTTCCAGTTTATTTTGGAACGTATACTTCCCAAAGACAAACTTTACTAATTCATGAGGCCGATAATGAAAATGAAATAGGCCCATCATATCCATCAGAGTTTGAAAATTAATTATGGCAATTTATAAAAATAGAAGTATTATAAATCAACGAGGGGGATCGTTGGTAATTGAGAATTCAACAGAACGAGAAAAAATTAAACTTTCACAACGATCAGGGTCTAATATAAATCTTACAAATGTTGTAAATTCAGAATTGGCCACTAACAACAAACAAGTCAATGTAGTTCACGATTCTTTTGAGACTGTTGGAAATGACAAAACAGAATTTATTGGCAAAACTCATACTTTAAGAACTGGTGAAAATTCCTATCAATTGAAAGGATTTGTTGAACAGGCACAATTGGACGCTATGGAATTGTGGAAAGAAACTTACTTTCCTGTCGCCAAGATAAATGCAGACTTTAAAATTAATAGAGGAGGATTTGGTTATCCAAATGGAAACGATACTCCTTTAGAAGGAACCAGGGATAATAACCCTGTAATTGGAAGTAATACTTATACCGTGGAAAATACTTTTCATGGCTATACTGGTGTTCCAATTATTAAAAAAGATCACGATGAAGTAGTAGCTTATGCTAGAGTTCCAGATAGAGGACATACATTGGCGGCACAAAAAAGAAGTATAACTGAATCCGATATCAACCAAGCTGCAGGGCCATCAGGATCAAATGCTCCTGGTGTTTTGGAATTTGGGGCGTCTAAAAGTGCGGCCACCGAGAATGGCAATTGGACTCCCAATTCTACCGCCCAACAAATAAATGACGAAATTTTAAATATTCAAGACACTTTAACTCCCATTGAACAAAATATGGGTCATGGGGGGGATGAAACAATTTTTGTAAAAAGAAACAAATTTGAACAAGTAGGTGCATCTTTTAATGATTATCCATCAGTACGTATTGATGAACAAGGAAGAAGTCAACCATTTGAAATGTTGGTATCCGAAACGGGAACATTCAAAAATCACGACTATATTCCTCATATTGAGGAAGTAGATAATAGTTCTAATTTTCCTGGTGGCAATGATGATAAGGTGGTGGGAAATAGATATTCCAGAACTGTGGGATCTGGAGGCATAAGTCTAAAGTCCACAGGAACTACTGAAATGGGCGGAACAATCCTCAAAGGAGGATATAAGGAAATCAAACTCAATGCCTCTCACGGTATCATGATAGGCTCGGAAGCATCGCTGGAATTGCAATCTCTGAGAACAATTACTCTCCGCACCAATAGACAAGTTTATGTTGAAAGTGCATTAGGAGTTAAAGGAAATCTTATTGTTGGAGGAGGAATCTCAGTTGAAGGAGAACTATATTGTCAGCATATTACTGCTCCTTTGGAAGTCCATGAAACTGAAGATACTATTTTATTCGGTAAATTTCCTACAGATGAAGATCGTCAATTAGTTATTGGGGAATGTAATATTGGTGATAGATGGTATCCAGTATATGCCCTCAAAAAAGATAATCTAATATTGAACTATGCCCATAGTCATCATCATAATGGAATACCAATGAGGCTCACAACAGCAAATAAAGATGTTAGAAACTTCGCATCCAAGGAAAATATAAATGTTCATAACAATGTTTCGCAAGCTCTACCTCAAAACCATGAAAGGAAAGAGGCAGTTAGCACTTCCTCATAGTATTACATCTACAAACCCATAAGCTAAACATTCTTCCGCATTAAGCCAAATATCTCTTTTCAAAAGATCGTCAAGCTTCTTCATAGGAATCTTAGTGGTTTTCTTATAAAAATCTTTTAAGATCTTCATAAGATTGGTGCAGTTGAAAATTTCATCTTCCATTTCGGAAAATTTGCCATAAACTCCAGATGATAGCTGATGAATTAACATGTGACTATATGCTCCAATAAATCTTTTCTTTCCGATTACTCCTAATAGGGTTCCTGCTGATGCTACTGATCCATCAATATAAGTGTGGACTTCCGATTTTAATGATCTAATCATATCCACGGCAGCAAATGCGGAAAAAATACTCCCCCCATAAGTACTCAAGTGTAAATGAATAATTGGAGTGAAACTATCTCCTCCTAGGATATTTCTAGTATTTTGAAGTTTTAGATCTGTTTCCAGTAGAGTTTTATTAAGATCTAAAATTGAAGATTCTTCAATATCTCCATAAAAGAATATCTTATTTTCCACCACTCGGATATTCCCTGATCCCATTTGCATAAACTCGGGAGAACTAGAATTTATGATAATAGGTTGTAGGGGAGAATTATTTAGGGATTCTTCTTCACACATTGTTTTTGTATTTTTATAGTTCCAATTCATAAAATTATATTAGTTCGCAACTACCTCCTGAGCAAGCCGCGCTTCCCATAGTGTCGGCATGAATGTATGTTTCCTGCTCCTCCACTATTTCTGTCCAATCTAGTTCCACATATTCTCTTTTAAGATCACACCAGGTTTTCCATAAAGAAACGTGTTTCATGCAATATGTAGCGCGCTTTACATCATTGTCAAAGTACCTAGCGGCGAATTGATTGACCCTGCGAACCCAATCTACTTTAAAGAAACAATTATCATATGTTTCTCTTTCCAGAAAATATGTTGCAAGTTCCTTATTTGTTTTCTTGGTAGGATATTCCGGAGGAGAAATTGTTAACTCTATATCCTCCCCATGCCCCAAAACAGTATCACACGCTCTCCATAAATTTTCATCGAAGGCGTGTAATCCGTCCACGATCAGTCCTGATGCGAATATAGATGCGTCGCCATATTCCCTCACTAATTCGGTTGGAGACAGCACAGTGGCAAAGGGGGCTTGCGCATAGTCCAAGTCTCCCGATGCTGCTAAAAGTGAAATTCCGGCAAACCATTGTTGGTTATCAAAAATAAAATTTTCCACTTCTTCCCACTCATCTGGTCTTACTGTAATCGTATTGGAAACATTATGACTTACTTTAGGATTCACACAACGATCTGCAACTTTCCCATAAGCTACCCAATTTTTTTGAGTTAATTTTACTTTTTCTAAAAGTTCTACTGCTTTAAGCTGATTTTTCACAATTGCGCCCACTGGAACCTCACATAAAAATGAAATTACCTTATCCGTCTTATTAGTGGACCATACGGAATCTTCTACTGCTGCCGGATTAATTCTCTCAGTCTCTTGAAGACAAAATTCAGTTTTATTTGCTTGCACTCTTCTGATATATCTTTTGGCATGATGTGGATGAATACCGGAAGCGGTTCCAAGTACGCAAGATGTAGAACCCGCAGGTTTAACACAAGTTGCACGGGCGGCAGGTTTAATTCCAATCATTTTAGCTACCTTAGCATTGACCTCTAAAATATATTTTGCCGTATCCTGTTGAAATTCCTCATTAAAAATGACATCTGGATTATCCATCATTCCTGTAATTGAACATCCTAATAATGCCTCTTCTTCAAAAATTTCTTGGGTTTCCTTGGAAAGATATTTAAAATTTGTATATCCTGCCTGTAAGGTTCCGATAATAGCAGATGCTTCACATGCTTTAAGGAAGTTTTCCTTGGAAGTACAATACTTTCCATTAATTTCTGTAAGATTGCATCCTTGAAATCCACTTCTACCATCTCTAGTTTTAGGATACATGCCAATCTCCACGCAGGGATTATACCCAATATCCAGATCATCTAGCCATACAAAGGCAGGTTCTCCGAATTCTTTGGTTGATTGCATTATTTTGCGAAATAATTCTCTTGAAGTAAATCCTTTCAGTAAAGCGGCACTGTTATTGCTTCTGCCCCGTTGAGGATTTTTAATGAACCAATCTCCGATTTTAGCATTGAGCATTTCGTCATCTTCAGGAGAAAATAAGCATAGAGTAGCACTTCTACGAACCCCTCCCGACAACACAGCATCAGAAATATGCATTAAAATATCATAGCAATCAATAGGTCTAAGTTTACCAGCAAATTCCCCATTTAAGAAATATAAAGATGCCATACGATTTTCGATGACTTCTTTTATTTTTCCCAATGAGTTTTTAAGTCCTTCTGGACCAGGTGCTTTAAATTGTCCTGCAATTAATGTCCCTTCGGGTCTAATAAGGCCGAAATCGAAATCTATTTGCCAACCAGAAAATTCTTCAAATTCGTTAGGATTTATAAAATAACTATTCAATAGTACTCCCACCGCATCCGACCATCCTTCAATTGAATCTTCTATTACAAACTTTTTACTATTACTGGTTTTGGGGACAATTCGTTTTAGTTGTTTTATGTGATGTTTTTGAATAGAAAACCCTACACCGCCCCCACAAAGTAAGGCATACATAGATTCCTGAAAAACTCTGTTCCTATCTACATGAGTAAACAGACAATTGTAAACTTTTAATTCATGTTTGAAAATTGGTTCTCCTGCAAATTGTAAAGTTCGTTGGGCGGCAAGAACTCTTTTTTTATTTTGCATTGATTGTGCAAAACTTATCAATTCATCTAATTTTGGATTTTCCGAAATTTGATTAGCATACTTTTTTCTATGCATATCAAACACTCTCCCTACTGCCTCCTCCCACGTTTCTCTTCTCTTTTTTTGTTTGTCGTATCTCGCATAACGAGAATAATAAGTGTAATCTGATAAGGCTTTAATACTCATAAATTATTTGTAAAATGTCAGTTGGACAGACTCCATTAAACCACGAAATCTGAAAAAGTCAATCTCTTGTGCTGGATTATTTATCCTGAAAACAGTGGCATCAATAGACATTCTAAAATGTCCCCATACGCTAAATAAGCCATTTTGATTAAATACTTTTATGTGGATTGATGATCTTGGAAAATTATATAATGAAAGTTTAAGGTTGGATAATCCGGCCCCTCCTTCCATCGGGTCTATCCATTATAGACCCGTAGAAACCACATACAGTAAGCCTTATAAGGGATCTTTCAATAAAGGAACTGATGATTATAATCCAATGACTACTCCTACTTATAATGGAACTCAACAGGAAGAATCTGAAGATCCAGTAAGTAAAATTTTAAATGTTGTAAATAGGCTAATAGATAGATTGGATAGATCTAATAATCAAGATGTGGTGGCCTTGAATGTTCTGGGAACTTTAAAAACATATATAGAAACTTTATGAATTACAAATCAGATATTGAAAAATTATATAAGAATATTTATTCTGAAAATAATAACGAAAAAATAAAACCTAGTATAAAGGATTATACTACTCTTATATATGAGACAGTGGAGGAGACAGTGGAGGAAAAAGTAGAAGTTTTAGAAGAAAAACCTTCGGGCCATGGAGATGTATCTAAAGTTGTGGATATGATTAAACACGCTCTCAGATCGGGAACAGTGAAGAGTGTCGATTCGACTACTCAGGGGTGGTTACTTAAATCAGCCAAGGACAATTCCCAATGCTTGATTCATCGAGGAGAAAAAAGTTTACACTATTTACGAAGATATTTGCAAAAATTAGATGCACTATAGGACACGGGAGATGTTTTGCTCGACGATCAAAGATATCATATACAAAGAGTTCAATATGAATGCTCATATATCTATCAGGTTTAAGGATCGTATAACCTCTACCAGAACATTAAAAGTATGTGGAAAACAAATGTTTAGATTTTTAGAATGGATGTATAAGGATTCAAATATTCACTTACATAGAAAATATTTAAAATATTTGTCAGAGATAGAAAAATTACCAAATTGGCCAATTTTAAATAAAGTCAATCAGCATCGATAATTCCCCTTGTCTTGGCCAAAAATCGTGTTAAGTTTGGTCGTTATGAATTCAAAATCACCACTTATGACCCAATGACATTTAAACTAAATGAAACTAACTGAAAATCAAAAATCTAAATTTACGAAAGCGGCAAAAATCCTTGCCGAATCTGAAAAAGAATGTCGCCAATTTTATCATGTGGAATTTGGAGATTCTGATCGTAAGAAACAACAAATTGAAAAATTATTAGAATTAGTAAAACAAAATGAACAGGATAACAATAGAAACTGAAGTCGATCCAATTAATTTTGGTTATAACAAATATATATTTAAAAAAGATGGTGTCGAATTTGCTAAATGTAGCCAAGATCTTTTAAGAGATATTTTAGCTTGTACGGACTTCTCCGAAGAAGAAACATTGGCCGAATGGAAATATGTGTTAAAGTATGAACTCAAGGATATATCCTTAGAAGACGAATTAGAAGAAGTTTTTAGAGAATTTTATGATAGTAAACATTAAATTATTAGACGAAAAGGCAAAATTACCAAAAAGATCTATTGATACAGATGCATGTTACGATGTAGTGGCAGTATCAAAAAAGGATCATGGTAATGGAGTATTTGAATATGGTTGGGGATTTTCAATGGAACTTCCTCCAAATACTCAAATGGATGCTAGAGCAAGATCATCCATTTATAAGACTGGCTTGATTCTTAGTAATTGTATTGGAACTATTGATGAAGGTTACAGAGGAGAGGGAAAAGCATTTTTCTATCATGTACTTAAAGATCTTCCTCCTTATGAAATTGGTGATAGAATTGTACAGATTCAATTGAGAACTAGAGAAGATGTAGAATTTGTAGAAGCTAAAGAATTATCCGACAGTGATAGAGGAGAAGGGGGATTTGGACATACTGATTTAAGATTCTATAGCCCAAGTTACAGGAATGATAAATATTATTTTTATAAATAATATCATGAAGAAAATAGATATAGAAAATATTGTCAATCTTTTAAATGAAAAATATGAAGGAGAATGGGAAATTCATATTGTCGAAGGTTCTCTTCCAGAAGGAACCCATAAAGCATTTCAATCGGGATATAAACTTAGAATTGGGGACCAGGAAGCTAAAGTAGAGGAAGGCATCAGAGGAATTAATTTTCCATTTATAGCCAGAGTTGAAGGAGATAAAGTTTTTTTGAAATATGTATAAATAAAGATATCAAAGTCTTTTATCTCGGTAGATATGAGAAATGATAAACAATCAAAAGAAAATAATATTATGAATAAACTAGAAGTAGAATTGGGTAAATGGGTAGTGGATGTTGAAACAGGGGTTAAGAAACTAGTAGTGGGTGTTACCCATTGGTTTGATGGCACTTTTCATGTTCATGTTAAGGCAGATGTCCCTGTTGAAGTTGTAACCGATCCAACTAAGTTGGAAGTAACTGAAGCTCCTGTAGGAGTAGCCGTTGCATCGGTAACTGCTCCAGTGGTTTAAGTAGATCACAACACACAGGTAGCACAATGGCAGTGCGTTTGATTGTTAATCAAGGGGTTTCAAGTTCGAGTCTTGATCTGTGATCCATTTTTCGGGAATTATTATAATGGTAGAATGGGAAGTTTGGATCAAATCTCGGTAGTTTGACTAAATAATAATATGGACTGGATTGAAGCATTTAATAATTCCAATAGTAAAAGTGACGTATGTAGAGCTATGAATTTACCAATCAATGGAACTGGAATTAGGAAAGTTTCTAATATGATGTTGAAATTAAATCTAGATGATACTATTTTTGATATCGGTTATTCTAAACGAAAGTATCCAAATATATCGAAAATATGTCCAATTTGTGGTAATCAATTCAAAACTAAATTAGGACACCCCAAAGAAACGATCACTTGTTCTTCATCATGTTCCAATACATATTTTAGAACGGGTGTAAATCATGGATCATGGACAGGAAAGTCGTACAAAATTATATGTTTTAATCGTCATGAACGAAAGTGTATAATTTGTGGGGAAGTTAATATGGTAGCAGTACATCATTATAATGAAAATCATGATGATAATTCAGAAGAAAATTTAATACCTATGTGCCCAACTCATCATCATTACATGCATAGCAAATATAAAAATCTTATAATAGATAAAGTTGAAGATTATAGAAATAAATGGATAGACTTAAATAACAACTAGTCTTGTCAGAATGGTTATGAGCCGGTTTCCAAACCGGAATATCTGTGTTCGATCCCATCATTCCCGACCATTTTAAAGTATGAAATTTAGTAGAATTAAATATTTTCATATTACTGATTTTGGATATCCAGACATTTCATTCGGAATCCATATTTGCCTTAAAGGACGAATAGATATTCATATCCTAAAGTATATGATAAGCATTGGTAATGTGCCAATGTATGCAGATAAGAAAGGAGAATTTGCGGTTTCAAATTCCTATCATTCTACAAAAATAGGAAGTCTTCGATCAGGAATTCCTTAATTAAAACCAGAATATAATACTCTATATGCAATGAAAATCCAAAAGAATATAGATTCTATAGTTTAAAAAATGATAGTAATTACCAAGTAACTTTAAGTTCTTTTAACAAAGGTACTATTCCTATTTGAGAAGAGACAGCAGTAGAAGACCAAACGTGATCTCTTATGTATTTTCCAGGTTTTTCTATATTCGTACCCGCATACAAATACGGTGAAGGGATGCCGTGTGCTCTAGATCCCCATCCATTGTAACCTTCCATCGCATTCAGAGAAGCATTTAAATCTTTCCAGTTTACTTTATCCATATGATCATATTGGAGAGCGTCAATGGCACTATACTCGAAGGTAAATGGGGGATTGCCTGTCTTAGGTCTTCCCTTGGGTTCTTCCCAAGTTCTTTTGGTCAGAGAATCTCCATTATGAAGATGCTCATCAAAACGGAGGCCGCATTCCATGTTATGTAAACATGCTATGATTTCCCATTTTACTCCGGTGGATTTTTCCAGTCCTTGATAGCGATCTTTATTTCTCTCAATCTTTTTACAAATCCATCTGACTTCGCTTTGCTTTTCAACTCTGGTAGTTGCTTCGTTCCATCTTTGTTCTTGTAAAGATTTTGGAGAAGTAGATACAGAGGATTTAGGGATTGAACTTAAACCCGCCATGGATAATATTAATCCTAGAAAAAAGATTTTCATTATACTCCAATTGAAAATACTATGGCAGCAGCTACCAGCCCAATAAAAATTATTTTCATAAAATAGTCCAGTCGTTCTTTCGGTGTGAGTGCATTAGACCAAGTACTCATAAATTCTGTTCGGTCAAATTCTCCTAAACTCTGCGAAAATGTTAAATGTGTTATGTAACCACAACCCAATAATGCAACCGCTGCAAATTTTCCAATAGCAAAAACGAAGTTTTTCAAATCATGAAGATCAAAATTTAAACTATTTCCGACGCTTGTAATTATTTGAGTTATAGATAAAATAGCAGTAATCCAGAAAAGGGTTGATAAAATATCTCTCCCATTAATTGAAATAGAGGCCCATAGAGTTTTTAATGTTTTCATATACCACTATTTAGTCTAATGGAGTTAGTTTATTTTCTCTATTTTTTCTTCTGGTTTCTATTCCTTTTTGAATAGATTCTTTAGACATTATTCGGCCAGTAGATGCTGCCGACATTCTTTTTCTGGTTTCCTCGGATCGTTTTAGTCCTCTCCCTCCCTCCGAAATTTTCTTTTTGTGTTCTTCGGTATGAATTCTTCCCCTATTCATGTTTCCGATTTTTGTTTTTGTTTTTTCTGTATGCGGTTTTCCTATTCTCCCTTTAGTAGTGTTTGATATGTTACGTTTATGTTCTTCCGACAAGACTTTTCCCTTGTTAGATTCTGATACTTTTCTTTTAGTTTCTTCTGATCGAGGAATCCCCAATTTGGATTTAGATATCTTCAATTTTGACTCTTCTGACCAAACTCTACGAGAACTTGCCAATGCTAATTTTTTCTTAGTTTCCTCGGTGCAGATAAATCCGGTATGATTTACCCCTTTAGGGCATAGATTATACCCATTAGACCCAATACTATTAAATCTTTTTATAAGTTGTTCTTCCAACTCTATTAAGTCGTCCTTACTAAAATTTGGAAGGTATTCTACATAAACTTCAAAATTATCGATACCATATTTTATAATGGCTTTGTGGATTACTTGTTTTGTTCCTATGGAATGATAATACATCCTATGTTTAATATTGACAGTCTCTCCGACATAATATTTTCCATTACATATATTTTTTAGTATATAAACCCCGGCACATTTTTCGAACTTATCCGTAAGTTTCATATATTCGTATTTAGTATTATAATTTTATTTAACTTGTGAAACCTGCCACAAATCACTACAATTTTTAGCTAAAAATGCATAGGGCATTGTAAAGTACCCAGCCATTCCCCAGTCAGCCCCCCAAGAATTTCTACAAATAATAACTTGTTTAGAATCATCATATCCCACCATAGCCACACAATGTCCACCTAGAACTTGCTCCCCTTTCTTGGGCATGGGCATAATTCCCGTAGTTGCCACCGCATCTGATTCAAAGCTGGCATATACTGTGAACCCAAAAACAATAGGAAACAATTCGGCCAGAGATGCCTTAATAGTAGGAAGATCATTCAATACTGATTTATAGGTAATACTTGTATGTAACTTGGCAGCAGTATAATATTTTGTAGGCGGGGCTTTTGTAAACTTGGTAATATCATAAGGCCACAAAATCTCACTTGCAGTTCCCGTAGAGGCGATTACTTTTATACCATCTCTAATATTTGCTCCCGCGTCACTTTTAATTGTTCCTTCTAGCTTTCTCTCATCATAATAAATTGCAAGCCTGGATGGAAGAAATGAAACTTCATTTTGTTTCAACTGATCAAATTCATGAATAAATGCTATTCCATTTCCGGTGCAACTACCTAGCTGTCCCTGGTCATAAACCGGGGGACATTTTGGGCGAAGATCAACCAATGTCGGAAGAGTTTGTAAAGTTTCTGTCTTAGGCTCATATAAAAAATCTCGTTGGTCCGATAATTGCGGGGACCATCCATATATTCTACCTTTGGTTTGTTTGCTCATATATTCGTATTTAGTCTTAAATTCTGAATTTTGTGGCCGGAAAGTAAATCATTAAAACATTCTTTACTACTGTCCATAATAAAAATATACCAACTGCCCACCAGATAGCATGTTTATAAACTAAAGCAGTGGCGGCAATTTCCTTTTCCTTTGTTAATGATTTATCCATTTCTTGAACTTCCTTATTTTTAGTGTTCAGATTTTTAGAAAGAAAATCATCTTGAGTTCTCAATTGATCGGCCTCATTCTCTTTATTAATAACCTTTTCCTGTGCATCCGCTAAAGAATCCCCCATAATCTTAAGATTTTTATCTTGTTCATCTTTCATCTTAACCAGATCAGAATTTTCATTTTCTAAAAATAGATTTCTAGTTTTAACTTTTTGTAATTCTTTTACCAAATTATCTGCATCTTCCCCGAGAACCAATTGTTTCAATGCAATTTTTAAATCAATTGCCTTGGCTATTTCCAAGGATTGATCAATATCCGAATCCTGATCTTTTAAGGTAGTAGTTTGTTCTTGTAATTTACCACTAACTTTTTCATTGGTATTAACGCCATCCTGTACTTCTTTTGAAATCTTTGTAATAGAGGGCAACACACTCTCAACCTTTGCAGGGGGAGTTGGAATGGCCACTGGGGGGGTAGGAGTATGAACACACCCCAGTAATACCACTGCGGCCAGTATCAGAACAGATTTAATTTTCATATCAAGGTTATTTACCTTTACCATCTTTAATCTCTTTTAAGTGGTCATTTAAACTATTTTCTATTCGCTGTAATGATTCTTTAATAGAGGTAGAATTTTCCTCAAGTCTCATAACTCTTCGATCTAATGCCAATCTATCTGCATCGATTAAAGATTTATTATTGTTCCAATCAGTACTGGTAAACCTATTTGAACTAGTGGCGGCATTAGATACTTCCAATGCCTGTACTTTATTTTCAATGGTGTTAATTTTTTCCCATGCTTCCTTTAGAAACCAAGAAGATAACATGATTACAACAGACATAACAAGTCCTCCAATTCTAACCACCCAAGAACTTTCCACATTTTTATCTTCTAAATCTGTTTGAAGAATAGTGTTTTTTTGTAATGTGGTATTATGAGTGGTCATACTATTATTTAACTAATAGTCGTTAGTTAAAATAGTGCGACAAATACCTAGGAAATGTAAATTCTTGACAAAATCCATCTCTATGATATAAATAGCCTAATGCGAATTATCTACCTAATAATTATGATATGGATTGCTCTTATTTCAGGGGTAATCGCCAACGATTCCTTTCCAATCCAAGAAGGAAAGGCGTCTTGGTATTCTATAAAATGTAACCATGGCACTAGAACTGCCAGTGGAATACCTCTAAAAAATGATGGAATGACAGTGGCTCATAAAACTTTGCCAATGGGAACTAAGGTAAAAGTTACCAATTTACTCAATGGTAAAAGTCAAATATGTAAAGTGACTGACTCTGGCCCCTGGATAAAAGGCAGAATTTTAGATGTTACTATCGGGGTAGCTAAGAAGTTAGATTTTGTAAATAGAGGTATAACTAGAATAAAACTCGAAGTAATTGACTAATTTGATTGTAATTATTACGTTTTCTAGTTAAATAAGAGAGCTATGGTAAAACGAATTAATTCAAATAGTGTAAAGCTATGTTGCAATGGAAAAGGTTGCCCTGTTATGAAAGACCTGGGTAATGGCACAGTGGAGATCACTGATGATGATGGCAGAATAGTGGTTATGAAAAAAGAAGAAGCTCAACTATTATCTGATGGAGTTAAAACTTTAAATAGAGAACAACTTATTCTTGGTTGATATTTTTCATGTTTTCGCGATGATAGGATTGTGCTTCATAATAAAATATGGAAGCATATTAAATTTCATACGAAAGCCGCTAATTAAATATAAATTTTTTAAGGAACTATTATCATGCACACTTTGTCTAGGTTTTCACATAGGTTTTTGGGCGGCACTAGCCTCTGGCATATATTCTCCTACACCTGTCTTATTATCAGCCTGTTTTTACACTTGTGTATGTTGGATAAGTGATCACTTTATTATGACATGTCAGACTTATATATATGGAAGAGACTAAATACTAATATGTCATTCTCTCACGATATTAGAAATATGGCTTCTCTTATGGAAGAAGGTTGGTTTGGAAACAAAACTCCTGATCCATATAAAGAGAAAAATCGTCTTCTGGATAAACTAAAAGTGGAAACTGAACAATATTTATCCAAAGATGTCCTGCACGGATCAGATAAATTTAAAGTCTATGTATCATATGCACCTACCGGATTAGCCAAAAAAATAACTCCAGGTAGCCATACTGCCAAATTATCAATTCACGGGGAGGGAAGAGAATTAAGCATTCTCAAACTATACGGAGATGGTTCATGGAGGATTTTTATAAATAATGATAATCTCCCCGAAGCAGAAGGAGAAGAAACTAACCCAGAGGAAATTTCAAATGCGTGGCATAGGAGTCTTCTTAAAAATTTCAATTACTAATTTAATGAAATCCTTTAAAATATTTTTAGAATCTTTTGTAAGTTCAGATATCGACATGAACAGGGCATATGAAATTTTTAATGCCGAATATCTGAAAAGCACTGGAAAATCTTGGGCCAAGGACAAGTTCTTATCGAGAGCACAGAACTGGGTGTTCTATGGAGATTCCAATGGATTCATAACAGTTCGGGCGCAAAACAGTGGATTCGTTAAATTAGTGGGGGCGGCTGGATCAGACAAATCCAAATATAAAGGATTTAAGGAACTGGCCGCAAAACATCTTCCAGTATGGGGGATGGTAGATGATAAGATATTCGCACTTCTACAAAAGATGGGATATAGAGGCCCAAATATTATTGAGAAGATGCTTTTTAAAAAAATGATGACTCCAGAAAGAATGAAAAGTGTTCTTGGAGGAGCAACAATAGATAAGGTGGAAGGAAACAAAGTCACTCTTACTTATCCTGATATTGGAACAGTAGTGAAGTATTTTATAGCTTCCCCCGAGTATTGGAAGAAGATAAGAGGAAATGTTATTTAAATTTTAACATCTTCTGTATATTCTTTGTTCACATAGTCCTCAAGTTCTTTGATTGACATAGTTCCTTTGTCTATTACTTGCCCATAATTTTCAGATTTAGTAGAAATGATTTCATATGAGTAACTATCATTAAGTTCGTCCACTTTGATTATTTTTAAATCCCAGTGGGCATATGGATGATTACAAATAAAATTATCACCAACCTCATATTTTGGATTGTAGCTATCAGATTTAGTAGGAATAATATTTTTAATATCTTTTATAGTATCTAGTTGGGAAGGCTTATCTTCAGAAGGACTTATAAGTTTATAATCCTTATCTAAAAATCCCTCTAATTCTTTATGCTCCATATTACCGCCCTGCTTGTCATTTTCGACTTTGGTATTGAAAATATCATATGAATAGGTATTAGGTAATACTTCAGTAATCTTAACATTATAGTCTGACTTCATTTGACTAGGTTCAAATTCATTTCCAACTTTATATTTTGGGGCATCTGATGACTCAACCTTTTCAAATCTGGTCGATCTGAATCCCGTAGTAAATCCCTTATCCCCTAAAATTCTAAGAAATATATTACCCGGCCCAAAAACATTTACACGTTGCACTTCATATTCTTTTCCCATAGTAATTACATTAGTATATCCAGAATCATCAATACACTTTACTTTATCTCCTATATTAAAGATTTCCTCTGGAGTTGCCCGTTTAAAATATGAAGCAGACATCCATCCAGAAATTTTTCCTGACGGATACTTTGCTTGTATATCTAAATTGGTCAATGACCTAAGATTGATATTTTTATAATCCGAAGGATCTGCCTTATCCAGGTACAGATCAAATATTTTTCTATTTATAGCCTCCGGAAGATCATTACTCGACAAATACTTTGTCATCTTATCAAATTTACCCCTATATGCATAGAACAATAATTTAAATGTCGTATCTTTTTTATATGCTTGTATTATATGCCTTGGAAGTTTTTTTTCATTTTTTAACATGTCATATATTTTACTAAGCAATTTAGTATTCTTGGATAATGACACATTGCCCCCTGCCCATTGTTCCTTGGTCGAGTAATCTTTAATCTTTCCTCCATTAGTTCGGTCTATTTTATCCAGTACTTCGATTTGTGCCTTCGTCCAAAATACGGCCTGGGTGGGTTCATTACTATGAATAGTTCCTGACCCCGTATCATCCACCATACCATCATAAAAATAAGATAAAATAACAGACCAAGTAGCGGAAGTGGTTAATTTATTTTTGTCGTTTAATCTTTCATTTGGGTCAAATCCTTTTTGTTTATATGCAATATATCTTGTAATTGTCCATAATTTTATAAAAGGAGTGTATCTGTATCGCCTATCCATTCCTGCTAGTATGGAATCTACGTTATATTTGGGATAAAGATCTTCTAGAGTATCTTTATCCTTTTCCCAATCCTCATCGGAATATGTGGAAGCTCTGCAAATATTATCGGAATCTCTGGGTTTGAAAATCCAAACAATAGGATTTTGTCCTGCAAAATCGATGTTATAAGAGTTCAAATTTTTCCAGTACGCCTGCACGGGATAACAATAAATTCCCGCAGGAGTGCCATACTGGGTTAAAGGATTAATTCCTATTTTATGACTGCTCTTATCAACTTCCTTGGTTCCTATACTAGGCCGCAAATCCGAAGGATAATACTTTGAAACATTGGATTGTCCCCTTGGCTCTACTTTATTGGTAAAGGTGACAAATACATTTGGATCATCTTTATATTTTTCAAGTGCGTTAAGAGGAGCAATATATCTTTCCGTCACTAGGTAGTGATCATGAAGTATTTCAAAGGACATATGAGTATTTAATCCAAATAGACCATTAGTACATCTAAAAGGAACTAAATAAGATAATAATAATCTATGAAAACCTTTCTACAATTCTTGATTGAAAGTGCTTTAAATGAAATTCCCAAGGATGTTTTGGGAATTTCCATAAGCACCAAACAACTTCCCCAATATCCTCCTTATGGTTTTTGGGTAGATCCCCATGGAAATTTTATTCCTGTGGTAGAAGAGACGGGACATTCAGATGTGGCAGAAACCATGATATTTAAAGCAAAACAATGGCTAAAGGAGAATGGAAAAGACTCTCATATTGGAGGTTATTCATATGATGTGATGTTTAAAGCGGGATGGATCAGGGTAATGTTAAGTGGATATACTAAAACTGTATTTTTTGAATTGATAAAAACCGCTCAACCGACGATGGCCCAACTGAAAACTTTACGAGAAATCAAAGATCATTATGAATTCGAATTTGTAAAGAGAGATACTTGATTTTTCAAAAAACCGTGATAATATAAGGATATGCTTGAATTTGCTTATGCTCCCTTGGTGACTGTGACTGAGATTAAAGAACAATCTAATATAGATGATTATATGCAGAATTTGTTATATAAGATGGTAGATGATCGACTTCTATATGAAATAGAACTCTATAATAGAACTCTAAAACAACAAGCCATAGTGAACAGAGAATCTACCTGTGAATACATTGGTATAGGACAATATGATAAAGGCCACTATTATTTGACCAAGGGAATCTGGTATCTATGAGAACTAAATATCCATATGACATTTCATGAATACTATACATTGAACGAGGGCAGACGATTCAGAGATTCCTCCAAAGTTACATTATTTGCCAACTATCCAATGTTTTCTGTTTATGTTCCTTCTATGGATGGAACAAGTTATCGTTCGGCAGTAGCTCTGAAACCGGAATTCGAGCGGGCATTCAGAGACGCCAAAACCGCAATTCAAAAAATAGGATTTTCGTCAATGCACACAAATGTCTTATTCTGTCCTCTGGAACAGACCATAGTTGGACGGGCGATGGGCAATCCCGAACATCCCCAAGGAAAAAGATCTTCCAAATATATGAAGATCAGTTCCGATTATTATCTTTCTTATCTACATCACTATAAGCTATTGGAAATGGATGAAGAACTGGAAACGATGTTAAAGGACTTGACAAAAACCATAGTACATGAATGGGCACATTTATGGATGTTTAATAATGGAACAAATTTCACACAGGCCATAAAAGATTATTATGAAGCTTTGACACAAAGTAACATAGATAAATTACCTCATCCTCATATATCCAAAGATGAAAAATCATACTTTGATTTGTTCACAAATCAAATGCAAACTCTATTCAGAATGTTTGTTAGTTCCAAAATAAAACCTCAACAAGCAATGAAAGAAGTATATACAAAATTACAATCTTATATGGTATCTGTTCTGGGAAAAAAGTATAGTACAATTGAACCCGATTTTGTACGGGACTTGTCCAGAACTGTCTATAATATAATTGCAAATTCAAATCAGGCGACGGAATTCGTAACTAATTTCCACAATGCATCCATAGACACCAAAGTTCGAAACGAAGTCAATAAACTGGCCCATCCGGTAATGCTAAAAAATAAAATCAATTTAAATGAATTAACGAAATTGGTGCAATGGACAAGATCCTATGGTCTAACCAATCATCATGAAACCTGGGCCACCGGAATCGATGACTTCGAAAAACTTCCTCCTTATCATAGACAGAGAATACTACAATTGATGCAAGTCAGGGGAGGAAGAGAAATGGGAAGTCGTCACTATTCCAAAAACATGGAAAAGATCTATAGTCAGGAAGCAGGATTCTAATAGTAGAATTGCTTCTCAGGAGAAAACTGAAAATCTGAAATATTGTAATGATTGCTAATAGCTTTAAGAGTCTTTAATTGGGGCATAGTAACCAGAGACTTTTTATATTGCTGACAGTAATTTCGTCCTTGTACACAAACCACCCGAATAAATCCATTATCATACATAAAATGAAAAGCATATCTCGGGGGGCATTAACTTCTGGATACATTGAATGTAAAACTTTAACTACATTCATTGCTGCTTTTTCATGACCTCTAATACCAACTGGCATAAAATTACCGTGTCTATCAATCCAAAACCCATAAGGAAGTTCTTCAGGAAGATTGGAAAGATTGCTTTGAAATCCAAATTTGGAAGGTGAAACCGTGCTAAGATCGGGAAAGGCATATTGAAAAGGTTCCAAAGATTGTTCAGAATTCTCAAAGTTTTCAAAAAACATACTGAAAGAGAGCATGAATATATCTAAGAGAATTGAGGAGCTATAGCAAAAAACGGAGTAAAAAAATATGAAAAATTTTTTATTGGGCCTTTTGAGATTTTTTACTATGAAAAATTTTTGAAAATTTTGGTACAACTATTGAAAAATTCTACTATGAAAAATGACAACTTTCTAGTATGAAAAATTTTTCCATGGCCCGTTATCGAGTTAAGTTATGTTTTTTCATTATCCGGTATAACGAACATAGATGACATCCTACTATTTGTGATATTTTACTAACTTTAATTTTCGTCCCCAGAAGAGTTTTAATATTTTCTAAATCGGAGGGAGTGAATACTTTTTTACTTATTCTTATAGGTATATTATAAGATTTTAATGTTTCTATCATGTCGCTCTCTGTCATTGAATACTTTTCAGATAATGAAGACAAACTAAACCCAATAGTTACATAATCTCTTATGATAGATTCTTTTTGGTCTAATCGAGATCTTTTATTAGTTAATGTATGCAATTTATATTTTTTTATTAGTGATGATACCGCATTATACTGTTCTCCTAAAGATTCTGAAATTTCTTTAATAGTTTTACCTTCTTGTATTAATATTTCTATTTCATCTTTGCTATATTTTGCAGATAAACTTTTTCTTATAGGGGGAGTCGGTTTTCCATTTGATTCCTTTAACTTTTCCAGTCGAGACAAGATGGTAGACATATTTTCATTATAATCCAGTAGCTCTAATTCATAGTGTATATTTCTATGACAATTCGAACATACCAAATCACATTTATCTATTTCTTTTTTAATGGACTCGAAAGAACCACGCTTCATTTTCCTACTCAATTCAAATTCCTTTTTTGTTGGATCTCGATGATGATAATCCATTATCCAAGGATTTTGAAAGCTATCAACTCCACATTTTTTACAAAATCTTCCACTATATTCATAACAATATATACGCTTGGCCATTTCTTTAACTTTATCTTCGGTCATATTATTATTTAGTAATATGGGATAAAATTGCAATGGAAATAAATAGTTAGCAAATTTCCATATAGATAAATGTGAAAAAATTGTAAAAAATTTAGGTCATGGCCCCCCCTACCGCCCTAATTAAAACCACCCCTCTAACCAATTTCTAACTGAACCTATCAGTTAGATCATTCTCTATCAGTTAGGAAACCCTAACGGTTAGACACAAGCTAGCACGCTTCACTCTAACCGTTAGGGCCACCCAATCACCTAGAAAATCTGGTTTTAATTACAGGCTTTGGGAAGGTTTGAACTTCCCTAACCGTTAGTAGTGGTTCCCTATCCGTTAGATGCCTGTCTGCAAACAGGTCTTAATTCCAATCCTTTCCGCACTCGCGGCGACATCCGCTAGGATGGGTAATAGGGGTTAGTGTTGAAATTATTCTAAAGTGGTTTTAATTCCTCGAAAGTCCCCAGTAGGAAAATTAGCCCGTTCCTCGATTTGACTTGTGTTTTTTTCAAGGCTTTGTTATGCTGGCGATTTGTGCGCCATAAGGTGTAAAGCTGAAAGAGAATCTTCATAATCAAATTTTAAGGTGGTTTTAATTACCTCCCGCGTGGGGAGGGGCTAGGCCTTTATACCTAGCCTCTCCCCTTTGCCTATCGGTTAGGCATTTTCCGCCTTGGCTTGCAGAGTGGCGAGCAAGGCGCGGAGTTCATCAAGCTCCTTTTCCTTGGCCGCGAGCTTAACCGTGGCCGTAGAGCGGGACGTAGTGGCACGAAGGGCAAGCGTGCGATTCACCTCAAAGGCAAACAAGTCAACCTCTTCCAGGTACTCCTCAAGTTCCATGAGCGGCTCCCCGGTTTCATCGACAATGGCAAGCCCGGTTTCCGGGTCAATCATAGGCACCTCGCGCTCCTTAACTTGCTCCTCGAAACGGTGGGCCTCAATGAAGGCAAGGCAAGCATCCCCGACCTCTTTCTCAGTAGCGGCAACGTAGTCTTTAGACTTCCCAGCGCAACCGAAAGTAGCTCGGCAGTCATTAAAGAACGCTTTGCATTCCTCACTGACGGCAAGGATCGACTGTTTTTGGGCGGTGGTGGCGGTGGTGGTGGCGGTGGTGGTGTTTTTCATATAGTGCGGTTGGTGTGTCGTTGTGACCCTTTCATCTT